GGTTCAACCGATTCATTCGTAACCGAAGGTTCACTGGCAGGATGAAATAAGTCTTTGATTGAATCGATCTTTGCGGATTCATTAGTAACAGAAGGTTCATTATCAGATTTATTCAAGTCTGTTTCTACATGTTTTGTTGTATCTTGTTTTACTTGATTAACCTTTGATTTTGTTCTACTTTTTTTCTTTTTCATATATTTAAATGGAGCGTTGATTATTTCTTCAGATGTTTTCGCTTGTTGTGATTCATTCTCAGCTTCGCTAGTAGGCTGAAATAAGTTCTTGATTGAATCGCTCTTCACGGATTCATCTGTACCTGCTGGTTCAGAACTAGAATGAAATAAGTTCTTGATTGAATCGCTCTTCACGGATTCATTTGTTACCGAAGGTTCACTGGTAGGCTGAAATAAGTCCTTGATTGAATCGCTCTTCGCTGATTCATTAGTAACCGAAGGTTCAACGGATTCATTAGTAACCGAAGGTTCACTGGTAGGATGAAATAAGTCCTTGATTGAATCGCTCTTCACGGATTCATCTGTAACAGCAGGTTCGGGTTTTTTCATTATTTGACTTCTATTTTCATTTATTTGAGACACATCACTAACTATCGATTTGTGTGTTTCATTAGTAGACTCATGTAGCAGTGATTCATCCATGATAAAAGAGGTGTCTGCGCTATATGTTTTAGATACTTCATCTTTTTCATTATGTATTAGTAAGGGTAAAGAACTAACTTGATAACTGTTATTAGATGTTACGTCAGATTTTCTAGTAGATTGTTTTTCATCATTATTATTTTCAGCAGCATGAATTTGTTCAACTGGTTCAGTAATATTTTGGGATTGATTTGACAATGATTTTTTCATTTCTTGATAATCTTGAGAATGTTCTTCATGAAATGGTATATTTTCTTCTGAAATATTAGAAAGAGATACAGCTGTATCAACTGATTCTGATACATCAGTTGTGTCTAATAATTTATTAATAAAAGAAGTCATTTCAGAAAGTAGATAACCATTTTGAAAATTTTTCCATAGTTCGGCTATTGTATTTCTTTTATCATCTATACTATTTATTTTTTCATTATCATTTATTAATCTATTTAATATATTATTAATTTTGTTACTTAGGTCAATATTGCTAGATAATTTCATTGTAGCTATAAAACAATTGTACATTAATTCTTTTTGAAAATTAACAGACATTACAATAGCGTATAACTCAACATACTCATCGAGAAATCCAGTTTGAAATAAATCTTGAAATCTTGATAAACTTAATAGATAAATAATATCATCTATTTCAGTAATTTTTGGAAATCTTTCACTGAATTTAGTTATTGTAACAAAAAATTGATTATCCATATATATATATATATTTAAAAAATAAGATTTTAAATATATAATATTGTACAATGGCTATTAAAAGACTACAAAAAGAATTAAGTGATATGATGTTAGACCCTCCAGCTAATTGTAGTGCTGGTGTTATTGATGAAGATCTTTTTCAATGGAAAGCTACAATAATAGGTCCTGAAGATACTCCTTATCATGGTGGAGTATTTAATCTTAGTATTCATTTTCCTCCAGAATATCCGTTTAAATCTCCTAAGATTAATTTTAAGACAAAAATTTATCATCCAAATATTAATGCGGCTGGACAAATTTGTTTAGACATATTAAAAGATCAATGGAGTCCGGCTCTTTCAATAAGTAAAGTATTACTTAGCATATGTAGTTTATTGAATGACCCTAATCCAGATGACCCCCTTGTTACTGATATAGCAACTGAATATAAAACAAACAAGTCTAAATTTATAGAAAATGCTAAAAACTGGACATTACACTATGCGAATTAATTTGTAGGTATATTTTGTGGTATGCTTGTTTCTAATTTTTTAAATAATTCATTAAAAAATGTCATGTCAATATCTAATAATTCTAGATATTTACGTGTTTTTTCAATCGATTTTTTAAATAAACGGAATGCTTCTTCAAAACCGAATTGATTAATAAAATTAGGAGAATTAGCTTCTTTATCTTGATTTATATCTAAAAAATCATCATATAATTGAAATGATAATCCAAACCATTTGCTTGTTTTTTCCATTATAGCTATTTTATTTACATCATTTACATATAATAAATAGCTTAACATAAAACTTAAATTAAATAAGGTAGTAGTTTTTTTAAAAATAAGATCGGTGTGTTCTTTGCGATTTATTTTACTGTACATTTTATCTTTTAAAAAACTTAAATCAATATATTGACCCATAGGTAATCCATCTCTACCTAAATTTTTATATATAACACTATTTATTTCATAGATTTTGGTCATTTTATTAGGCAAAGCTTCAATTACTCCGTATATTTTATTTATAGCATCCATCATCAACTTAATAGCAATTTGTATAGCAGTACTTTCCCCATATTTCGCGTGAATTGTTTTAATACCACGTCTATATTCATCATTATCCATACAAGGTAAATCGTCTATAATCAAGCTAGAATTATGAATTAATTCTATAGCTAGTGCCATATCTAAAATTTGATAATTTTTATTAAAACTTTTACCTATAGCTAAACATATCATAGGTCTTAATCGTTTACCTCCTTGAAAAATATGATTTAATAGTTCTTTTTCATTTTCATTATTATAATTTGTAAGAATATATTCATTTATTTTAAGATTAATTTCATTTTGTAATTGTTCCATTATATATAATCTGTTAAAAAAGAAGAATATGATTTTAACTTAATTTATTTAATATAGATTTATATTCACTGAATAATTGTATTTTAATATTTTCCATATTATTTTTTTCAAAAGGATTTATGTTTAAATTATTTAAGGATATTATTATTTCTGGTAATATATGGATTGAATTCGGAAAATAAGCACTCATTATTTTTAATAATTCATTTGTTGTTTCTATCATTAATGATACACTTCCTAATATACCAATACTTTCGCCATATATATTTATTGATGTTGGTATTTTTTGTCGATATTTTATATTATCAAGACATGGTAAATCATAAATATTTCTCATTGCTAAATAGTACATACTGAATATATCGGCAAATAAAAATTTATTTGGTTCATTTAAAACAAATTTGTATAATTCAATAATATAATTATCCAAATTATTCACAATAGATGCCATAACAAGATTAAATGGATTATTGATATCTTTTTTAAAATAATTATTTAATCTTTCCTGAATAAGTTCATTCATTTATATAAATAAGATATAGATTGTGTTTAAATTTAATAAACGCTTAAATTTTCGTTTCATTATATATAATGTCATCTATATTATCGAATATAACGAAACAAATTTTAGACCATACTTTATTAGAGTTTAAAAAGGAAGAAAATGTTAAAAAAATAAAAACAGTAATAGTTGACCCAATAATAGATTATTCTATTGGACGTATATATCCATATATGATAATAACGGCAGCACTATTTATATTAACTTTCTTAATTGCATTAATAATATTAATCATTTTATTAAGAAAATAAATCTTTTTCTCTCATTGTAAAGTATATGAATAGAGTAATTATTTTAGTCTGTGTCTTATTAACTATTGTTATTGCCAGTTCGTTGCTAAAAATATCTAGAGAAGATTTTCAATGTATGACTGATAAAGTTACAGATATTTTTGATTGGCGCACATTTATAGGAGTTTGGGCACCTAAACAAAATCCAGCTTATTATAAATTAAGAACTGATGGAACTTTTAATAGTCCACAAGGGACACCTTTACCTCTTAAAGGAAGAGACCAATTACTAAATAATCCGGAAGGACCACCTGTAAATGGATTAGAAGGAGCTCCAAGAGCTTTAAGTGTATTTGCTTTTAATCATTCTAGTCCTTTATGTTGTTATGGACCTAATGGAGGATTTTCAACAAGTAGTGGATGTGTATGTGTTACTCCAGAACAACAACGATGGTTTTCAAGTGTTGGTAATAATCGTAAAGCTGGTTATGTTGGTATTGATTAGAGCTTAAAAAAAAGATACTATTATAATTTATTTTAGTAATCTAACTAATATGAATTTTATTCAAAATGTTGTAAATAAAAATGTAAAAAGAATTAATATTTTACGGAATGGTATGTTAAATAGTAATAGTCCTAAATATATGGATAAATTAGATGGATTAAAGTTACCATTAAAGGATCATCAATTAACTCTTTTATATAGTACCTTATCTCTTGAAGCAAGCGCTTACAGTATTGTTAATATAGGAAGTATCAAATATCAATCAAATATTGGAATTATTGCTGATAATGTAGGAGGTGGTAAAAGTATATCTGTATTAGCATTAATAAATGTAAAACCTACTATGGAATATTCTCAATTACCTAGTCAGTTTATTCATCATGAAAATATGGGCTTTATTGTTTATACAAATGAACAAAATAAAACTATTTTAAATGGAAATCTTATTATTGTTCCTCATAGTATATTTTTACAATGGGATAAATATATTAAAAAATTTACCAATATTAAAACGTTAAATGTGAATAGTAAAAAATGTTTAAATTTTACATTCAATGATTTAAATAATAATACTATATATCTTGTAAGTAATACCTTTATATTGGATTTTATAATTAATGTAGAAAAATTAGTGACTCATGATAAATTTGTATTTCAACGCGTTTTTGTAGATGAAGCAGATAATATCAAATTAAACTCAAAATTAATTCCAACAGGATTATTTAATTGGTTTATAACAAGTAGTGTTGAAAATCTTATTTTTCCAAGTGGTCAATATACTACATTAAAAAATGAAAGTGAAGGTTATAGTTGGTTTAATACTATAACTGAAGATATACAAGGACTTAAATATAAAAATTATATCAAAAACTTATTTGATATAATCACTGGAATTAAATTAGATGGTTTGGATATTTTAGGGCAAATAATTTGTAGAAATGACAATGATTATATTCAATCTAGTTTTCAATTGGATGAGCCAGTAATATATGCATATAGATGTAAAACACCGTTATCAATTAACTATTTATCTAATTCATTAGTAAATAAGACCGAATTAATTAAATTTATTAATGCCAATGATATAACGGGACTGAAAGAAAAGCTTGGATTTAAAGTGGAAAGTTATGAAAGTATTAGTCAAATGCTAACCTCAAATTTACAAAAATCATATAATAATGAAATAAAACATTATAAATATATTGAAAGTTTAGACATTGATACACAAGATAAAAGTGAAAGGTTGGCTAAAATAAAAAAAAAATTAGATGAAATATCTGATTCAATCCATCACATTGAATGTAGACTTATTATAGATGAAAAAAATGTATGTCCAATTTGTTATGATACATTGAATCATCCAATTTGTAATGTTAATTGTTGTGGACAATTGTTTTGTTTAAATTGTATTCATAATCATTTTAATTCAATTAAATCTATGAAATCAAATTGTCCATGTTGTAGAACTAGTATTGATTATAATAATATAACAATTATAAGCAATGATAATTTATTATCAAAACCACATGAATGTCTCAAAAAAGAGGAAGTTTTTGAAAAATTAATAAAAGAAAATCCAAACAGTAAATGGCTAATTTTCAGTGGTTATGATGGCACATTTAATACATTAATAAAAAAATTAGAATTAGATGGTATTACATTTTGTAAGGTGTTAGGAACCAATTGTCATATTGAAAAATTAATAAATGATTTTAAGAATGGTAAAATTAAAGTTTTATTATTAAATGCTTTTTATTTTGGAATGGGTTTAAATCTGGAATGTGCTACTGATATTTTAATATATCATACTTTAAATCCTGAATTAGAAAAGCAAGTAATTGGACGAGCACAGCGTCCAGGAAGAACTAAACCACTTCATATACATTTATTATGTCATGATAATGAATTAACTATATATAATGAAAGATTTCCTGAATTAAAAAAAATAGAATAAAAATTATTCTTTATTGTAATTTGTTCGACACAGTGGGCATTCTAGATTGGGATGATTAACAAACCATTTATCTACACATTTTTTGTGGAAAATGTGACCGCATTTTTCTAAAGTGCGTTTATATTGATTTACTTTATATTCTTCAAAACATATTGAGCAGCAGTCTTTATTTATTATCAATGTATCATCTGCTTTTATTTTTCTATAGGAAGCTAAATGTTCAGTAGCTTCTCTTACACTTAATTTTTTATTCTCAATCAATTCTTGAACTTGTTGTGGTTCAAACGATATTTCATAATGTATAATATGAGGTTCATTATTATCACTTATAATCGTTTCTGACCATCTAATAATATATCCTTGTTCTGGATTAATAGGTTCAACCCGGGAGTTTACAAATTCTTGAAAAATAGTTTGTATTAAACTAGAATTTTCATTGATTTGATTTGTTTCAATATAAAATCCAAATATTCTTAATAATTTATGTAAATTACTAGTTTCATTATTTTGAGCGCTAATGTATTCTTCTTCCATACGTGTATATATAATAATTGTATATTATTTCTAAGTGTCATTAAATATAGATAAGAGTGCTTTATCATAAATCCAATTATAGAATTCTTTACAAAAATAGACATATTCATTCGGATTTTCTTTTTTTAAATCATTTACTCCGTAGTCATGTTT